TGTAATGCCTTGGCAAGTTTAATACGCTCGCAGTTTAAATCGACTACATGTTTGCCGCCAGAAAGCCCAAATACGCCAGTGCTAACAGAGCCGCTAACCCCCATCGAGCACACGTCTTGAGACATGCTAGAATAGGATGGACTGTTTGCGGGAGGCGGTGGTATTTCTGACCCGTTTGTGTTTGATGTAGTGGTACTCGTCGTGGTATTCGTTTGCCCTCCAGCGTAGGTGTTAGTCGTGGTCGAGGTGTATCCACCTGTGATTTGGGTGTTACTGCCTGACGAATTTGTTTGAGCATTGTTATCATTAGTTGAATCCCCCCATGCTGGTACACTTATACAAAGTATAAGAGTTACTAAAAAAGCTAGTACTAAATTATCTTTTAACAAGGCTACCTCCGAAATACAAACCAATGATTGCTGACATGAGGTGTGTATCCAGAGGAGTTATAACCACTCCAAAAAATTCTTTATCTAGCACCACCTCTTTTTGTTCTATCAAGAATAAAAATCCTCTTGATAACTCAGTCCATGTGATCCAAACACTTGTATCAAAAAATACAGGTACGATTTTGGGCCACACAATTATAGCAAACACTGCTGATAAAGCTATAATCCTACGGGTAAACTGAAACCCTTTGTTCTCATATGTTCTTGCTTTCTCTACAAAAGACATTTGTGTTTCGGCTCTAGCCAATAACATCTTTTGTTCATCTTGTTTTGCTTTGATACTCTGCGACCAGATAGACATAACTCCACCAAGTACGCTTGAGCCAAGCATTGTAATCATTTCTACAGGCAATCCTCCTAACATTCTAGTTCCTCCATTCGTTACTTGGGTTACTTCCTTTATGCCCTCTTGGACAATCGCTCCTGTAATAATTGCTATTAACCATTCCATTCATTAGAAATACATACTATAATTTTTTTCAGCAAGTTCATCTCTCTTACCATAGTCTGTTTTCATTTTTCCTTTTTCAAAAATGGTATTAAAATCTTTTGCTATTTCTGCTACATCATCTTTTTTAAAAGACTCCTGTATTTTTTCTACGTTACCTGCACCTAGCATATCTATCTCACCTTTAACTACACTATCCATAAAATCTAATTGTGACTGTAACGAATCTCCTTTTGCATTCTCTTCTAAATAATTAAAGTAATAAGGTTTCATAAAATCAAACTGAAATAAACCATAGGCATCCCCATCGTTTTCTTCTTGCTTATAATCAAACGTTCCACCAGTTTCTAATTCTATGTTACCTAGAATACCAGCTATAGCTTTGTCGCTATATCCTTTGTCTTTTTAACTACATCTATTATCTCTTGTTGTGGGCTGGATGAACCAGCACCAAATGCTTCTTTGTACAGAACTTATGAGATTCATGAGATCATCAATACCCGCCATCCCAAACTCTTTCTGTTTCTGTATCGTCGTGCTCACAGTTAGAGCATTCACATTGACCGCCCATACAAGAACCGCCATTGCTACAATGACATGCGTGACCACAATGGATACACTCAGGCATTAAAACCTATTCCTTGTTTCATATTATTAAACATCTCTATTGGATATGATTCTGTTTCAAAACATATTGAATCAAAGTGTGCGTCGTAGTCCCCTTGTCTATCTGCAAGCTCTCTAAATTGTTGTACATACAATTCGGTAGATGCTAAACATGTTTCCAAATCGGGATATAAATATCCTTGATATTTTACCGAAGGCCAGTTGGGCATTGAGGTAATTATAATTGCCATAAATACTTTTATCATATTTCTTTCTTCTTTGTTTCTGTTGTTGTACCGCCGATTGATTTTTCTATTTGTGCAAAAGTTTTCTTTGGCTTTAAGTTTACGACAGGAATCTTAGTTTTATATTCTGGTCTTTTATTATTCCTGTTACTTGGTTGTTTGCCAAACGTAACCTTGTGTTCCAAATGTGAAGGAGGTTTTTTATATCTCCCTTTTAACTGTTGACTAATCTGACTCCGACTTATCGCCATCGTCTTTCTCCTCTTACTTTTACAGCGTCTCCGCCTATTTTTACAATCCCCATTGAGAACTGTTGATCTTCTGTCCATTTGTTGTTGTCCATATTAACCTCCAAACATACATTATATCAGACAAAGGGGGCACATTCAACGCCCCCAATGAATCGGATTTATGCGGCCCATTGAAGCCATTCTTTCGTTCGTTTCTTACGGTACCCCTAGTTCAGAGATAATAGGAACTTGGAAAGTCACACCATGTTGTGGGTGTGTAAACCATAAAGCCTGTTTTGGTGTCTCGAAAGCAAAACGATTACTCATAGCGTACTCGTCATAGCCTTTGAGTGAACCATTTACAATGGCTCCTTTGATAGATATATACTGATGGAAGTGCCCCATGATAACATAGTCAATGGACTTGCCAAGGTTTGTATATTCTGATCTAACTTTCTGGACTCCTCTCGCAATAGGCCCAAGCATTCCAACAATACCTGTACCCCCTCTCACTCCAAGCCTGTCGCCGTGTGTTAGTAGATACGTAGTGTCGTATACTTTATAATACGTGTCGAATCCAGTCGGTATCTGAAATTTAATTCTGTTATCATTAACAGATTTAAAATGTTTTTCTAATAAATTATACAGCATCCAATCAAAACTTAGATGTGCCGCTTCTTTATTTCTGTACTGTTGATAAGCACGAGAGTGATTACCGTAACACGTAGGTATAAATACCTTACCGAACTTATCAGCTAATGTAGATATTGTCCAGATCATTTGATCAAATAATTCTAACACATGATCTATTGTTGTACCATCATTTGTTTCTGTCAACTCGTCGTGTATATTGCCAGACATCATATCACCACCCCAAAAGCCAACACAATGCCAGGGTACTTTGGATTGACCATATGATTGTGACATAAGTCTATGGCATTTTCTACAGTAGTTTTTAATCTAGCTTGTGATATCTTTTTGTTGAAGTTATTTAAATTATTAACAGCATCTTTCTTTACTACCTCTCCATAATGAAAGTCAGATAGAAACAAAGTAGGAACGCCAGGTGTACTCTTAGATGGAGCCGCTTTGACTAGCCACTTGGGTGGATTAGGATCATACTCTCCTAATTTAAATACGTGTTTGCGTACATAACTAGCTGTAACATTTTGTAATGTAGCTTCTTCTAATTGATTTTTCAGATCCCTAATCTGTAAGTCATAAGACATCTTTTGTTCTGCTAAAGCTACTTCTAAATCTGGCGACTTGACCGTAGGAACTATGTTCTCTCGTTCAGCCGCAGATATTCTCGTAACTAAAGTAGATCTTGGAATGTTTAGTTTCTTAGCCGCTGATGATTTGTTTCCCTTTGCGAGAACAAGTGCATTAACTGCTTCGAGTAGTAGGTCTTTCATTCTTTTCTCCTGCTTTCGAACGAAGTTTCTTATAGTATCTTCGCTCTCGTTTCATGAGTTGAGCCACACCACGCCACTCATCTCGGTCTTTAAAATTTAACTTCTCCCAAATAGGGACTTTGCCTTTCTTGCTTTTACGCCAATCGTAAAATAATTTTTTAGCATAGCCATCATACTTGGTTTCACTTTCTTGGTACGTCATACTCTCTCCCAAATGCGTCCACTAATTTACCTACCCTGTTCGGATCACCAGATGCCAGAACCCTAAAGTGTTTTACAAAATGACCGTTGGGTAAGTCATCATACAACCACGTATCTTTTGTCATCTTGTAGTTTATGTTACGTATCATAGCCTGTGCATCTAAGTATTCTCTGTGATACTTGGCCCGCTCTTTCGGATCAACACGCATAGCACGGGATCTAGAATACGCTTCTTTACTGCGCTTCTGATATTCCGTAATGTAATTCTTTAATTCTTCTTTTGTAAAATCCACACACAAAAAACAGTGGGGTCAATCATTTCTGACTAACCCCATTCTGCCCCCTTATTCTGTAATAATAGCACACTTTTGATTTCGTGTCAAGCTAAAAAGCATCAGCCCAATCTCCTTGAAGTGCGCCTTTTGCGTACTCTGTAGATCTATTCTCGAAAAAATTAGTGTGCTCCACACCGTTTACTACCCAGTCAACCCATTCAAGTGGGTTATCTTTGACACCATAATTAGGTTTCAATCCTAGTTGCAGCAATCTTCTATCCGCTATATGTCTGATGTATTGCTTGACTTCGTGTGGTTCTAATCCTTCAACAGGACCCAACTCAAAAGCTAAATCTATAAATCTATCTTCGAGTGTAACCATGTCACGACATATATCATACAGACTCTTTTTAAAATTATCATTCCAAACATGTGGCTTCTCATCTAGTAAGCAATGAAATAGTTTAATCATACTTTCTACATGATGAGACTCATCACGGATAGACCATGCAACAATCTGCCCCATGCCCTTCATCTTACCATGACGTTGGAAGTTCAGCAACATGACGAAACTTGCAAACAGTTGCAAGCCTTCGCCAAATGCTGAGAACACAGCCATGTCACGAACAAGCTGTTCATCTCTTGTGCCCCCCTTAGATTTCCAGAGATACTCATGCTTGTCGTTCATGGCCGCGTATTCTTGAAAAGCTTGATACTCTTTGTCATCCATACCTATTGTATCATTCAACAAAGAATAAGAGTGTGCATGGTTTGCTTCACTAGTTGCGATAGCAGACAACATCATTCTTATCTCTGGTTGTTTAAACATAGGCATGTATACATCCATATAAGCTTGTGCAATATCAACATCTCCTTGTGTAAAAAAAGTTAATATCTGTTTAACTAAATTCTTTTCAGCCGTATCCATACGGTTGTTCCAATCGTTTACATCTTCATGTAACGGCACTTCGCTTGGAAGCCAGTGCATCTTTTGTTGCATATCATAGGCTTCAAAAGCCCATGGATATTTAAATGGTTTGTAATAATCTCGTGCTTCAAATACTGACATGTTTCCTCCTTACGCTTGACACATTACACATTCATCTTCATCACTATCTTGTCTGACTTGTCTCTCTATTTTCATAGATACATTCTCTGCCCTCTTAATAGCTTCACTTCGTAAATAATACAAAGTCTTTAACCCTTTTGTCCACGCTCTTTTGTGAACACTATTTAATCTTCTAACATCTGCGTCTGGTGCAAAAAATAAATTTAATGATTGCGCTTGACAGATGTACTTTTGTCTTTCTGCCGCGAGGTCAACCAACCAAGCTTGGTCGATTTCGATTGCGGTTTTGTATATGTTCTTCTCTTGTACATTGAGGAAGTCCAAATGTTGAACACTTCCTCCAGAAGTGATAATGCTAGACCAAACATCTTTTGTATTCATTCCTTTCTTTTCTAATAATTGTTCTAAGTATTTATTCTTTAACAAGAACGAACCACTCAAAGTCTTTTGAGAGAATGCGTTGGCACGCAATGGTTCTATACTTGGTGATGTGTTACCACATATAACAGAACTACTTGCATTAGGTGCAATAGCTGTCATGTGTGAGAATCTTTTACCAGTACCTTTCATGTCTGGTGCTTCACCTTTTTCTTTTCCAAGAAGCATGTTAGCTTTGTCACATTTACTTTTAATGTGTTTAAATATTTTCATGTTAGGACCCATAGACATAGGACTTTGTAAAGCTATGCCACTCTTCTGTAAATAAGAATGGAAACCCATCGTACCTAGACCAATAGATCTTTCTGATTGTGCACTCTTTACTGCACGCCACATTGTAGAGGGGGCAGATTTAATAAATGAATCTAAAGTATTGTCTAACATTCTAACAATATCTTCTATAAACATTTCATCTTTTGACCACTCATCAAAGTATTCTAAATTTAAACTAGACAAACAACATACTGCTGTTCTATCTTCTGCCGTTGGTAAAGTAATCTCACTACATAAATTAGATTGATGTACTTTCAAACCCTTGGCTTTTAATTCTTTTGGCAGCCCTCTTTGTACCGTGTCACCAAACATAATGTATGGCTCACCTGTAGCTACCCTTGTCTCCAGTAATTTTATCCACAGAGTTCTAGCTTTCACACTCTTAACAACTTCCTTGCTGTTTGGATCTATCAAATCCCAATCCAGATCTCCTTCAACTGCTTTCATAAACTTGTCAGATACTACCACCCCATGATGTAAGTTTAGATTCTTTCTGTTGATATCTCCACCACTTGGCTTTCTCATTTCCATAAACTCTATAATCTCTGGGTGTGATATGTCCATGTAACTAGCATATGACCCACGTCTTGTAGATCCTTGGTTAAATGCAACCATTTGCGAGTCCACTACGTGCATAAAAGGAATAACCCCTGTGGTTTTATTACCTTTACTAGTAGACTGTCCCTGTGAGCGAATATGGCCCCAATAACCCCCTATTCCGCCCCCCATACTAGATAACCAGATGTTCTCAGTATAGTGTTCAGACAGCCCTGCTCTGCTGTCGGGTACGTAGTTTAAGAAACACGATATAGGTAAGCCTCTGTCTGTACCACCGTTAGATAGCAAAGGTGAAGCAAACATAAACCAAAGATTAGATACATATTTATATAGTCTCTCGGCATGTGCCTTGTTATCTGCGAAAGCCATGCAGGCTCTGGCAAATGATTCTTGTGGGCTGATTTCTTCTGGTAGCATGTACCTGTCACGCAAGATATCCACAGCATTCTTGGGCAACATGTCGTCTTTAGTTATATCAATGTCTAGTTTCATAGTTCCTCTTTCTTAACACACAAAGTGCGCAGTATAACATTTTTTGTTTCACGAAGCAATTACTTTTTTGGAAAAATTAAATTGCCTTCTAATTTAATATACCCAGAATCTTGCATAGCTTTGATCGTCTGATCTAGCTCACCTGGATTCTGTATCTTACGTAGCAGTTCTCTCTTGAAGAAGCGTAACTGCATGTGATTCTTGCCACTGGTAGAAAGTGTGGCATCAAGCCACACCTTCATATCATGAGCAATCCTTCCTGTCTTTGCCATACCAAAACCTTCCAAAGCTTTGGGCATGTTCTGTTCCATGTCAAACATAATCTCTTTTGTGATTGTCCAATCATCTTTAGATATCTTGCATGAAGAAGATCTTGAAGCAGACACAGACATAGCAACTTTTAAAAAGTGAGACACACGTCTTTGACAATACTCTGACAAGTGCGGATCAGTAGGCTCTGGTTGTATGCCATCAAAGATATCTGTGTTAGCTATCTCAAACGCATCTCTTTCAAACTCCATTGGTCCACGCATCAAAGCAATCTTACTTAGATCATTTCTTAAATCATTTATAGTATGTTCACTAATAACTTTTTGTCTAAGATCTTGCGGTATCTTTTCTCCTTCATAGAACACAGGTATGATTCTTGATAACAAACCTTGTGACTTCGCATCTTCTGGTAAGTTATCTACAAACTGTGTAGGTGTAGCACAAGCTATCCAATTTAAACAAGGGCCTTGTATTATATACTCACCCGCTGTTTTAGTTTTGTGACTGTACGAATCTTTTGCATCCCACATGTCTGTTAAAAACATTTGCAAGTATCTTTCATTACGACCCATGAATGTACCAAACTCAGATGTAACTAGAGTCAATGATGAATCATAAAACTCAAAACCATTTGCTTCATTACCTAAACGCATATCCATACGAGTAACTTTTGTCATATCAACTGCAAGTTTCTCTGGTGTAATTCTATCTTGTATAGTATATAAAGGATACTTACGTAAACCATATTCATCTAATCCAGAATTAAAATTATGATCGTCTTCTGTAGCGCCGACAGGTGAAGTAAGTCTGCTAAATACTTTTGAGAATGGTAGTATCAAACTAACAGATTTGTTTCTGCCTGGCGATGCTATTAGTATAACGAAAAGATTAGAACCTATATTATAATTAGGCATAGGAAACCAAACTCTTCTACCTAAAGCACCAGACACAGCAGACAACGCAGTCCACTTTGCAAATGGCTTAGGTATAGGGCTATCTTTTACTGCATCAACAGACGCCTGTATAAAATCTTTGAATCTTCTTGCCATTACTTTTCATTCTGCGTTGTAATATTTTGGGCTGGGATCTTCACTACTTTTATAACTTTAGATTCTGTTTCTATCCATACATTTTTATCTTTCGTCTTGCATCACAANAGANGGTCCACTTATTTCTGCTCCATCACATTTGATTGTACCACTCGGTTCTTTAACTATAATCTTTCCATCTTCTACATATATTTTTATTTTGTCCACGGTTTCATATCCTTCCAATTATCTCCCACCTCTACGGAAGAAGGTATTAACATTGTGCGTCCATTGACCTCCAATGGATTGTGCATTTTCTCAAGAACCTTTGGCATGAGATCATCTATCTTATCTCTATCACACTGTCCTAGTATTGCATCATGTACTTGACCCAACACTTCGACACCTTCGGTTTCTAATTCTTTCCATACTCTCCACAAACCTAAGTTAAGTAAGTCACCTATCGTAGACTGTGGAACAAAAGCTATCGCCGCTCGTAAAGTAGAAGCATCTTTGAGCCTATCCCAAAAATGTCTACGTCTACCCATCGGAGTAACGAGGCTACCTTTAGCAAGAAGTTCTTGTTGTATCGTGTTATGCCATACACGTATCCCAGGAAATGCCCCCTTGATCTTTAAAGTATCCTTTGCTATCTTCACACCTTTATCAAGTAACTCTTTATATCCACCTTGTGGATCTTGTTTGTGCCATCTTTCTAAACTTGTAGAAGAT